CCTCCTGGACGGGGACCGGGGTCGCGAAGCGACGGTATGGTTCGGGCGGTTTTTCTACGCGCGGAGAAAAATCTGGCGTGGGGGGCGGTTCCTGGGGCGCGACACGGCTACACGGCTGGCCCGTGGCGCGAGTTCTGGGCCGCGGCTGGGGCTGGGTTCGGGTGAAACTGACTGGGGGCCACCGTGGGCGTTAAGCGGCACAAGCTGGCGACAATGCCGCTCGCGGACCTCGTGCCCGCGGACTACAACCCGCGGCGGATTTCGGACGAAGCAATGGCGGGGCTGGGGGCCAGCCTGGATCGGTTCGGCCTCGTGCAGCCCATCGTCTGGAACCAGCGGACGGGGCGCGTGGTCGGCGGGCATCAGCGCATCAAGGCGCTGGCCGACCGGGGCGCCACCGAGGCCGATGTCGTGGTCGTGGACCTGCCGGACGCGGAGGAGAAGGCGCTCAACGTCGCCCTCAACTCGCCGGCCATTTCGGGCGAGTTCACCGAGGATCTGAACGCGCTGCTGGACGAAATCAGCGGCGAGTTGCCCGACGTCTACGACGCGCTGCTGCTGGATGAGCTGCGGATTGACACGGGCGGGAACGGCCAGGTCGAAGAGGATGAGGCGCCCGAGCTGCGGCCGGCAGCGCTGTCGCGGCCCGGCGACCTGTGGCACCTGGGCGAGCACCGGGTGTTGTGCGGTGATTGCACGGACGCCGAGGCGGTCACACGCCTGATGGACGGCGCCAAGGCAAAACTCGTCGCGACCGACCCGCCGTATGGGGTGAATTACAGCAAGACGAAAGACGGCATTCCCAGATCGGGGTTCGCCAAGCACAACGAGCAATGGGGCGACCTGAAAAACGACGGGCACGAGGGGCCGGCCTTACAGGACTTCCTCGAGCGGGCGTTCACGGCGGCGCTGCCGCACCTCGACTGCGCGGCGTGGTATCTCTGGCATGCGCATCTGACACAAGGGTTCTTTGCGGCGGCGGCGGCGGCAAACGTCGTGCTACACCGCCAGATAATTTGGCGTAAACCGGGGTTCGTTCTGACCCGCTCGGGAATGTACCACTGGTCGCACGAGCCGTGTTTCTACGGCTGGGTGAAGGGGCATCAGCCGCAATGGCTCGGCAACAAGTCGCAGACGTCGGTCTGGGAGTGCGGGCGCGACGAGGACAGCGGGCAGCACCCGACGCAGAAACCCATCGAACTGTTCGCCATCCCGATCCGCAACCACCTCAAGCAAGGCGAGGTCTGCTATGAGCCGTTCGCCGGCAGCGGGTCGCAGTTCATCGCCGCGGAGCAACTCGGGCGGAAGTGTTACGGAATTGAGATTGAGCCACGCTATGTGGATGTCATCTGCCGGCGCTGGCACAAGTTGACCGGGCGCGTACCCCACAGGGACGACGGCACGCCCTTCCCCGTGGCATCTGAGAGTTGAGATGTGTGACCCCCCAACGTGACGCGCAAACGTGAGACCGACGAAACGACCAGTGTGTCCGAGCGGTTGGACCGCGAACTGGCGCAGGCCGCATTGCAGAAGCGGCAGCGCAAGGAGAAGCCAACCGCGCGCGAGGCCGCGGCCCTGCGGCGCGTGGAGGCCGAGCGCGAGGAACGCCAGCGCTGGGAACACTACCGCCGCATCCCGCGCAAACACTGGAAGGAAATGGCCGGCGACAAGTACGGCCGGCAACTCAAGGCGCAGGCCGCGCGGAGCGGGATACCCTTCGACGGCGCGACGGTCAGCCTGCCCGACGTCGTGTTCGCGCTCCACCAACTGCTGGCCGGTGAGCAATACGACGAGCCGCACGCGGTCTACGCCACCAGCAAGCCCGAACTGGCGTGGATCTTCGGCGTGTCGCCCAAGACCGTGGACGGCTGGCTCGCCAGCGGCGGGCCGGCGAAGACCGAGCACGGCTACAACCTGCGCGACTGGCTGGCGTGGCGCAACCCGCACACGACGTCGCAGGCCGACCAGCAACTGGCCGAGTGGCGGACGCGCCGGCTCGCGGCCGAAGCGCGCCGCGCCGAAGTGTTGGCCAAACAGGCGGCGGCGGAAGTGGTGGACCGCGCGGAGCACGAGCAGGAACTGGCGCGGGTGGCGCAGATATTCGTGGCCTGCCTGGAACGGCTGGCCACCGAACTGCCCGTCAAGCTGGAAGGCGTGCGGGCCGACGGGCGCCGGGCCGTCATCGCCCAACACCTGCACGAGGTACGTGAGCAATTAACGCGCTACCCGAAATAGTCCGGCAGATCGTCGCCCCGCGTGACGAACTCGACCTGCCCGAATGGGTGGCGCGGCATCGCTACGTCACGCACGGTCCGTACGTCGGGGCCGCGGGCGTGCCGGTGCGGTGGGACCACGCCATCGACCCGCTGGCCGTCACGCCGCTACGGGCCGCGGACGATCCGCGCTGGACGCGTGTGGCCCTGATGGGCAGCCCCCAACGCGCGGGCAAAACGGAACTCGGCACCAACTTCATCCTCGCCGCGCTCGAGCAGGCCGGGACCAACGTGTTCTATTTCGCCGCGTCCGCCGTGCTCGCGCAAGACGTGTGGCAAAAGAAAATCGCGCCCGCCCTGCTGGCCAGCGCGAAAACCGAACCGCTGCTGCCGCTGGACCGCGAGGCCGCGGGTACCAAAGAGCGGCGCGACTTTACGAACAAGACCAGCCTGTTCGTACGCGGCTCGGAATCACGCGGGGCGCTGGCGTCGGCGACGGCGCCGCGGATCGTGGCCGATGACGTGCAGGCCATGCGCGTGTTCCCCGAGGGCGACCACCCGGTCGATGTGGCGCAGGAACGCGCCGACGCCTACCCGGCCGATCAGCGACGCTACCTGCTGCTCGGACAGCCGGGCACGGTGGACGACTACCTGGCGCGCACGCTGTTCGCCTCCGCGTTCTACGTGCCGTTCGTCCCGTGCCCCAAGTGCGGGACATATCAACTGCTCGAGTGGGGTCGGCTGCAATTCGACAGCACCAACCCGCGTAAGGCCCGCACGGGCGCGTGGCTCAAGTGCGCGCACGCGGATTGCCACCACAAGATTCGCCGGCGGTCGGTGCCGGGGATGCTCCGCGATCACCTGTGGGTGTCCACCCCGCCGGGCAAGAACTGGATTACGGAACCGACCGAGGGCGGAACGTGGATCGACCCGGCGCAGCACGCGGTGTACCCGGACACGCGGCGCGACACGACCGTGGCGGGGTTCTGGCGCAGCGCGCTCTACTGGCGGTTCGCGGATTGGGGGGCGCTCGCGGCCGAGTACCTCGAGGGGCGCGGCAATCCCGAGAAAGTCATCAACTTCCAGAAGCGGATTCGGGCCGTGCCGTGGAAAGAGCCCGAGGTCGATGAGGACAAACTGACGGAGGCCGAGTTGACACAGCATGCCGCGAAGTATCCGGCCGGGCACATACCCGACGCGGCCGACGTCGTGACCGTCGGCGTCGATGTGCAATCGGGCTACGTCTATTACATCGTGCGGGCGTGGCGCAAAAGCGACGGCGAGACGTGGCTCATCGACCTGGGCACGTGCGGCAAACCGCTCAAGGGCCTGGCCGACGAGTCGAAGCGGGACCGCGGCAAGCGGCGCGCGGTCGCGATCGCCGAAGGGCTTGAAGAGGTCGCCGAACTCGCCGCGGCGGGCTGGCCAGTCATCGACGCGGCCGGGGAGATCATCGGCCAGCGCAGCGCGACGATTTGCGTGGTGGACCGCGGGTACGAGAAAGACGTGGTCGGTGGCTGGTGGCAGACGCGCGGGCGGCAGCAGAACTGGCGCATGGTGCTCGGGCAAAAGGCGGGGATCCGGCTCGCGCTCTGGCCGGCCAAGCCGCGCCTGGACGACCGGCAGCGCCCATATCGCCCGCTCGACGTGAGTCAGGCGAAAACCGTACTGCGCCGCCTGCTACGCATTCCGCGCGGGCAGAGTGGTTACTGGCACTTCCCGGCCGCGGGCGTGCACACGAACACGGTGCGGGCCTACCACCGGCACCTGACCAGCGAGGAGTGGCGCACGGACTTCAAGACGCCGCGCTGGGAAAAAATCGCTGGCGTGCGGGCGAATCACTTTCTGGACTGCGAAGTGTACGGCCTGTGCGCGGCGCGCGGGCTGGGCGTGGCGCTGGCGGGTTTCGCGCGGCCCCCGGAACAGACGCGGACGCGCGGGTACGCCCGGCGCGCCGCCGGCGGACAGCGCCGGTCGGGCGGGAGTTGGAGGATTGGACGATGAGCAGAGCGCCACGCAGCGACGAAGCCACGGAGCCACGCGCGGGCCGGCCAGCGCTCGTGGAGCGGCCGTACATCGACGGTCAGCCGCGGCTGTCAATGACTGCGCAGGAACAAACAGATTTGAGATTTCAGGCTGACGACTGAGAACTGAGAACCCCCCCATGCCCAAACGCAAACACACGACGAAACCGAAACCGAACAAACCCGTGGAGCCGGTGACGCAGGACCCCCCGCTCGAGACGCAGGAGCCGCAGTACGAATACCGCGGGGGTAACGTGCTCTGGCCGCAGGGCCGCAGCTTGCCGCAGCGCTACTTGAAGCTGGCCCGGCACGCGGCCGTCCTGCCGTGTCCGCGGTGCCGGCATATGTGGTTCCGGCGCGGGGGCTGCCGGGCCGTGCGCGTCCGGCACGCGAACGACACGATTGCGTACCTGGAATGCCGGGCGTGCGGCCACGCATACAAGCTGCCCGTGACGCTGCTGGGGGCGGACGGTACGCCGGGCGCCGACGCCGACGCCACCTGAAACGCGGCCTCTGACCGCGCCCCCCTCTTTTCTGAGTCAGAAAAGTCGCGCGCCCGGTTGGCGCCGTGACGTGTTACATAACGCGGCATGGCGACCACGCAGATCACCGTTGCGGCCTTTCAGGATGCGTGTGCCGAGTGCGCGGACGCGCTGGCCGACGGGGATATCGCGACCGCCACCACGAAATACGCCGTGGCCGAGGCCATCAACTCCGGCCTCGACGTCGAAGGCAGCGCGGGGGAATTCCGCAACCGACGGCGCGAAGCACTGACCGGACTGAAAAACGCCATCGACGCGCTCGAGGCAGCGCTGGCACAGACCACGGACAGCGGGCGACGACTCATCACCACGCGGACGAGGCACACGGTATGAAGTCCGCGAGCGATACGATCACGCGGTTCGTGGACTGGGGCGTGGGGCTGCTGTCCCCGGCCCGCGCCGTCCGCCGGCAACACTTCCGCCGCATGGCCCGCGACCCGGACTACCGCGCTTCCGTGCTGGCCCTGCTGCGAGCGCGCGGCTACCGCGCGGCCAAAAAGGGTAACAGCACGCCGTGGCGCGGGGGGGCCGGGGACGCGGACACCGAGATTTCGGGCGACCTGCCCGAACTGCGGAACCGGGCGCGCGAAGCGGAGCGGGACGACCCGATCGGCAGCGGCCTGCACCGCACGTTCAAAACGAACGTCATCGGCACCGGCCTGCGCCCGCAGGCGCGCACCGGCGATACCGACAAGAACCGGCGCATCGAGGCGTTCTGGAAAGCGCGCCAAAACGAACTGTTCCCGGCCGAGGACATTTCGTTCCACGAGGCGCAGAAACTCCCTACCTCTCGGTCATCCGCGACGGCGACGTGTTTATCAAGCACGCGGCCCGTGGGCCGGACGAGCCGCTGACGTTCGAACTCGTCGAAGCCGACCGCGTGGCCACGCCGCTGAGTTACCAGCCGGCCGAGGGCCACGAACTCCGCGACGGCGTGGAACGCACGGCGCTGGGCGTGCCCGTGGCCTACCACGTGCGCAAGCACCATCCCGGCTCCAACACCGTGACGAGCATCGGTAAGTCCGACGAATACGCGCGCATCCCGAAAGAACTGTGTAAACACCTGCGCCGTATCGGCCGCAGTGGGCAGACGCGCGGCGTACCGCTGTGTCACGCGGTCCTGCAGGAACTGCGCGACCTGGACCTGCTCATGCTCGCGGCGCTGAAGCGCACGCAGATCGCCGCCTGTCTGGCCGCGTTCATCACGAGCAAGGGCGGCGTCGATGATCTGCTGCCGACGACGGCGGATAAGTACGGCTACCAACTCGACCAGGACATCGAACCGGGCATGCTGTTCAAGCTCGACCCGGAAGAGTCAATCCAGACGCTGATTCCGAACTTCCCGACCCCCGAACTCGTGCCGTTCATCGTCGCGATCGCGCGGCGGATCGGCGCGGCGGTCGGCGTGAGCTGGCAGGTCGTGTTGCGCGACTTCGGCGACTCCACGTATTCGTCGGCGCGCACGGACTTGCTTGAAACGCGGCAGACGTACACCGATGAACGGTCCTGGTTCGCCGAGGACCCGTTGGGCTGGCTCTGGCAC